GGTTCAATGTACCGTGGTTCATCCACGTAATCAGACTCCAGTTGGATAAAGTTACCCTGCCTGAATCGCAACAAAGCTTGAGTTGTTGAATCAACTAAATCGTCATGATCACCATAAGGGAAAGCGGCACATTCTTCAATAACTTCTTCTGCCCAGCGGTCGTCGGTACACCAGACTTGTCCTGCTTCAAAAAGTGGAGCTACGGAGTTTACACGTACATGCTTATCATTGCCCTTACTGGGCGTATAAGTTACTACAGGAATTCCTAATTGTCGTAGCTCCTGTGTTAAGGGCATACCAGAAGCTTTGGCTTCTATCAAGATTGTTTCTGGTTCCCAGTATTTATATTCTTCTACAGCTATTTCTTTTAACTCAGGAAAATCCCAACGTCCCTTCCTCATTGCTAAAAGTATGATGTGCGGTGGTCCGTGTTCCACGGGTTTAAATACACCCCACGTTGTTATTGCACTAAAGTCTGCTGTCTCTCTTTTACTGAACGCTGTGTCATAACTTTGTATAACGTGCATTAATTGTGGAATATTATCTTTTGGCCACACTTTCCACCAATCACGTTTAATAATAGATCCTTCTTCAGATGTTGGTGCTTGTTGCCATTGTGCTTGCCACTTCTGTTCTGACAAAGATGCCTTGACTCCTTGTAATTCCTCTAGTTTCCAAAACTGAGGCCATAACGGTTTGTCGTTCAAAACAGCAGGAAACTCGACAACTTCCCATTGATCAGCGTGTTCGTTTGTTTGTTGTGCTAATAATTTTCCTGTAAGATCCTTTGTGGACCAACGAGTCATAACTATAACAATAGCACCGCCAGGTTGTAAACGCTGTCTAGGTCCTGATGTATACCATTCGTATGCGTTATCCATTGCTGTTTGGCTGAGTGCATCTTGCTCGGAGTGAGGATCATCAATAATAAGCAAGTCAGCACCACGCCCAGTAATAGCACCACCCACACCAGCAGCAAAATACTCTCCACCAGAGTTAGTTGTAAAACGCCCCGCTGCCTTAGAGTCTTGTGATAAGCTGACAGTCGGGTAAACATCTTTGAAATCTTGTTGATCAAATAGGTTCCTCACTTTCCTACCAAAGTTATACGACAATTCTGCCGTGTGTGTAGTCTGTATTATCTTTAATTTCGGCTTTTGTCCAAGCATCCATGCAGGAAATAAATGTGAAGCAAATTCTGATTTGGTATGTCTGGGTGGCATATTAACAATTAATCGTTTTATCTTTCCACGTGAAATGTCTTCAAATTTTTGTGCAATAATTTTGTGATGTGAACCTGCAACAAATTCTGGCCAAACTTTTTTTACAAAAGTTAGGAAGGTGGAACGGGACTCCTCAGCCAATTTTATTTGCATTTTTCTTAATTCGTATTTTAAAACATCGGTCGGTATTTTGTCTGAAATCATAAAAAAGTTATATCATACTTTCTGTTTGTGTAAAACTTCGCCTTGCCTCTAGTCTGACACGCAACGGGGCAAATTGGGTGGGGTGGGGGCAAGTCAAAGACTAGATCTAGTATGTGAACTGATCTAAGTACCTAGATGTTGTTGGTGAAGGTATCACCTGCATCTCAGGGCTGCCTGGAAGCTGGTGACGCTGCTGCGAACACCTGGTTGCTGGTGATTAGAAATAAAAAAGGGGGCTTATGCCCCCTCGCCGATCCTATAGGAATATAGTTATCTCGGTAGTTTTTCTCGAAGCTTAGACATAACACGCTGACCCCATTCGCTAACGTAACGTGGTGCGTTAGGGTCAAGTATTACGCTTTCAACTTCAGACTCTAAAACTTTGTACAAAGCTTTCCAGTTAATATTATCCACATGGCTTTGTTCAGTAACAGGTTGATTGTCAACCGCTTGAACTCCAAACGCATTATTAACTGCTGATAATTGTCGTGATAAGTAGTCATCATTATTCGGCATTTTGATTTCTCCTTTCTATCTATCTCATTACTCCCATTTAATCTTATAGTCAAATTCTTTTTTACTTTTCTTTTCCACACAACTTCGCAGAAGGCACTGCCGTAGCGTACCCCCCTTGTGTACATGTATATATATACCTATCGGTATCGTAGTAATGGGAAATGGAAATGGAATGCAGACATAAAAAAAGGGCGACCGAAGTCGCCCTTGACTACTTAGGCATAATTGGAACTAAGCAGAAATTCTAAAGTCGGCTACCTCATCTATCGTAGCTTTTTTGTTTTTTGATACTGTTGTCTCTGATAAAGGCATAGCTTGTATCTGTTTATATTGCGTTGGCACTTTGCATTGATGATACGCAATCTCGCCAAGTTTCTCCTTGACAAGTTGTGTGTCAATCTTAGCACCCAATTTTTGTGTGACATGTAAAGAGTAATCCCTCCCATGTAATAGGTTAGCGTTCTCGCTCATAGACAAGTCTATCATTAATTGTCTGTTGACTTTAATAAAGTCTGCTAGAACTTTCTGCATTGTTAACGCTCGACCATAAGCGTCAACGATAGCTTGTTTATTTCTTTTACTTACACTAGCGGGGCTTTGTTGTGCCTTCTCTAGTACTTCTAATATATTAACAGCTTTTGACATTTTATTTTCCTTTCGTCTTTCTAGTTAATACTCCCTTTATATCCCATGTTATTCTACTTGTCAAATCTTTTTTTATTTTTTTTTCCACACGAACTTCCCCACGCCCGTGCAGCTTCTGCTTGTGTATAGTATACCCCTAGCTATAGGTGGGCAATGGGAATGGGAAATGGAATGCACTGGCATCAGCCGAACGTGCTGCGGAACAAGAGCCACAGTAGTAGCACTGTAACTCCTGCTGCAGGGTGATGCGCAGCGAATAGTAGAGCTATAAACAGGATCATAATGCAGGTATCATTTCTTGCATCTGAGTCCAGGCCTCAGCGTCCTGGGCCACCAGCACATGCGCTCCGTCAAACCAATCCAGGTACCAGTATTCTAGGCGATGTAGTTCGCGGTTCTCGTTCACATAGCCGCGCAGCTCGTCGCTGGGCCCGCCCCAGCTGAACTGCCAACGCCAGTATCCTTCAGGTTGGTCGGTGAATGTATGCGGAGCTACGTAGTCAAAGCCAAGCGCCTCAAACTCTGGATCCTCGAGATCCTCTGCCCTGGTGGTCCATCTGTCTTCTACTAAATCAATGCATGCTTGTTCTTTCATCTCTGTTCCTTTCTAATGGGGCGAAGGTAATGGCTCTTGATCAACCAGAGCGAAACCCTCGCCTAATCCATGTGAACTGCATGCGCCTCTCGCCTATCGGGCCACTCGCTTCAGTTCAGGTACTTATATAATCCCACTTTATTAGATAGTCAAGACCTAAATAAAATAATTTATCTTCCACACGCAGGTTCCGCTGCGGGGACTCCTGAGCTGCAGACAGTATATACCTTACGCTGGTTGGCCTCTGGCAATGGAATGGAGAGCTTCCCTGGTACGGAAGGTTACGCTGCAGGTGAACCAGGATCCATGCTGCGTGTAGAAAGGGTAGGTTTCCGCCAATGGACTGGCATGGCATCAGCGTCTGCTGCCCCCGCAGCTGGGACAACTATTACTATGCCTCTGGGGTTGGGGCTGGCAATGGAAATGGAGAATGAAGGAGGTGTTCGTGGATCGCAGCCCACGCAGCTGGTCCCGCAGGAAGCTCCACCCTGTATTGGGGCTGTGTTTGGGGACTTATTGCCAATGGAGAATGGAGCACGGAACACGGAAAGATGTACAGTGCCCTCTCTTTGAGGTGCTGAAGCATAATAAACGATCTTCCACCATGTAAAGTATGCTTAATATTCCACACTTTTTGGAAAGGACTAATGTTTATCTTATTACTTGATGTTACTTTCAACTCGACAAAAATGTTGATGCCATCACAGATGCCATGCAAGTCTGGCACGCCTTGATTTACCCAAGATTCAAACCTCGTCCAATGGATATTTGTTAAATTTTTTCGAACCATTTGCCATAGCTTTGACTCTGGTTTCATGCAAAATACATAAAGTAAACCAACGCACCTGCTATCAAAGTTATTTTAAAATTAAAAAAAATTAATAAAAGAATAAGCATTAAAGCAAATTGAATCATGGTGACTCTTTCATAAGTTCTATCATTTGATTATAATAGATTAATCTAAACTCAAAGTCCTGTGCTGTAAGCATTGCTCTTCGTAGGTTTTCTACCCTACGCCAAAACAATGAATCAGTCATAGGTAGCTTAACATAACTGTACCGATCTGGTCTTACTAATATTAATTGCATAACTTTCTCCTTTTGTTTAAGACTGGCATATTTTATACCCACAATGTTAATTCATTGGGACAGGTATGTTTTTACATCTGGTAGCCTGTAGCGTCAAACCTCAACATAGTGGCAAGTATATCTATGCTTTTCGCCTGTTGGTTAACTTTTCATTATCAGAAACCAGTCTTATATACCCTATAATCCCATTCTATTTTATAGTCAAGACTTATTTTCTAATTCTTTTACTTCTTCAAACGTAGTTTCAATACTGTACTGTTCCTTCAAGTCCTGTAACTTCTTCTCAACCTCTTCTCTTGACATAGAATCTATAGTGCCTGTGAGTATTTCTTTCTTATCAACATACAACCCAGCAATCTGTCCACGCCGAGTCTCCGCAGCTACGGCAGCATTATAATTACCAGCAGATGACGCTTGATCTCTAATTCTAGCCAATGTAGATAGCGACCTTTCCTGAGTACACTTGTACCGATCCATCACAGCTCTTCTTTCTACCTCAATAGCTTTTGCAGTTAATGGTGATTTTTCAGGGTTTTGCAGTTCAGAAGCTCTCACCCGTGCAGAACCAGCTGCATACCCAGCATCAACTGCACATTGTGTAGCTGTTTTCAAACCTTCAGAATGGACAAGAAATAACACAAATCTTCTTTGTTTTTCGGATAATTTCCTATCAAATAATGCGTCAGAGAACGCTTCAGGTATAATTAGTTCTTTACTATCTTCCATAATGCATCAATCTTATAGATGTTTTTCTTAAAAAAATATATTTTATACAAAAATCTCAAGAAATGCGAGTTTTTTTCGTAAAATATAACTATTTTGTAACTTGTAAATAATTGTAAGTTACAAGAAGTTACAAAAAAAGCTAAGTATTCTACTGCTTGTAACCTTGTTACCTTGTAACTTGTGTTTTACAAAAAAATAATTAAAAAAATATTTTGAGTAGAAACATCTATTAGAAACGCTGTTTATGAAAACATCTTTGGATCTTCACGCACCAATCTTAGTGCTTTGTCCAACGCTTCTCTGCCATCAGTCATGATGACTTCCCATTCATCAGCAGTGTATACTCTATCGTGTTTTGGATTATAAAATTTAATGGAGACATCTCCACAGTGTCTACATTTATAGACTTTTCTTACTGGGCTTTCTGGTAGTTTGGTGTACATACCTTTTGATCCTTTGTAATGGAAATAATACCACGTTTTCAGGTAAATTTTCCTTAAAATATATCGAATCCATGACTTTCATTGATTCAATTCGTTCATATTGGTCGTTGGTCCGTGATGCGAGGATCGCGTCCAATAAATCTCGTTGCTTTAATATCTCTTGATCGCTCATTTTCCTAATTTTGACACTTTTTTCAATCTAGTTCCAACAGGGCCTTTACTTTGAAT